TTATCCTGCTTTTTCAACGGGATCAGCGTCGCTAGCCAAAACGGGATTTCCGGCGCTAGCCAAAACCTGCATTGCAAGTTCGGCCATCTTGGCCTGCTCTGCATCGCGGGTATAGCGGCTCACTTCACTGTCGGTTTTATGGCCGGTGATCGATTTGATGAGCTGGTTCGATAGCCCAACTTCGGCCATGCGGCGCGATGCAGCTTTGCGCAGCCCATGCATGGCGAAGCCGTCCAGGCCTGCCGCCCGGCACTTGCGCCCGAACCACATGCCGAAGCTATCATAGGTGTAGGGTGAACCCTTCGCGCTGATGATGTAGGCTAGGTGGCCGGTCTTCGTGGCAGCAATGCTTTTTGCGAGCTTGGGGTGAATTGGGATTTCGACGGTCGTGTCCGTCTTGATCTGCTTGACCTTGATCCTGCCGTTTCTCAGGTGTTGGGGCCCCATCAGGCGGACGTCTGACTTCCGCTGCGCGGTGTACAACGCGAGGTCGAACGCTAGCCGTGCCGTCGTCCCGAGCGGATAGGCGGCTTCGAAGATTGCGATCTGCTCTTCCTGCCAGGTCGGGAAGCCGCCCTTTCGGGTCTTGAGCGCCCGCACTGCTCGCGCCGGGTTGTCGGTCCGCATCCCCTGGCGCTGGGCAAAGTCGAAAAGCTGCCCGAGTCGTTTGCGAAGATTGTTGGCTGCGCTCGGTGTCGCCTTCATGCCGATCAAGAGGTTGGAGACGTGCTTCGCTGTCATCGTGGCTGCGTTGCGGTCACCATACTTGGCTCGGAAACGCTCCAGTTCGCCGCGATAGGTCTCGCGGGTCGTGGCCTTGAGATCGGACCATTCCGTGCTCTTGTAGAAGCGGGTGATCAGGTCGTCGAAACTGCCCGGTTTGACGCGGGCCTCCCCGACCTTGATCTGGCCGTTCTTCTGCCAATTCGTGTAGGCCTCGGTGAACTCAGGCGTCCCGACGGCGGCAGGCACGTAGATCGTTTGCCATCCCGTGCGACGGAGCCTAATTCGCTCCGTGCCGCGGTTGTCGATGAACGCGCTGGCGTACTTGGGAAGCACCCGGTTCAGTCTAGGTCTGCCCATTCGTTCGATTCTCTGGCTTTCTTGTGATCGCCCGGAATGATGACGATTTTGCCAAGCGGGTCTATCTCGATTTTTGCGATGTTCAGGCCTGCCGCCAGCGTGCCAGATGCAGCCCGCTTCACGTCGGCCTGGGTAAATCTCGCAGGAGCCGTCACTTTTGAAGTCCTTTCTCTTGCTGGGAGAGGTGGAGGCGGTGCGGAAAGCCATTGGCTTCGCTGGTTTTGTTGAACTTCGCGGCGGTTACCGTTGCGAGATCGAGGCCATAGGTACGGGCGATCGTGTCCAGGCAGACGATGCAATCGCCCAACTCTTCGCCGAGCTTCTCGGTGGTCGTGCGGCTTCCCTTCCATCCGCGTTGTTCGCGGACCAGCTTCTTGACCTCGTTCTGCACCTCGCCCGCTTCGCCGCCGAACTCGTTGGACGCATAGAGCGGATCTTCACCGTCACCTTGCGCCCAAGCCGCCCACCGCGCGCCGTTGACGCGCCGGAGCTGGGAAAGGAAGTCCTCGCCGAGGGTCCGCGCCGGTTCCGGTTCGGGCGTCTGGTGATCGCACGGCTCAGTGCGGAGCCAGGCGTGATCCTTGAAACCGGTGTCGTCGCACATCGTGCAATCGGGCTTGCTCATGCTGCCTTTACCTCCTGTTCGGCGATCTCGTCGGCCATGTTGGCGCGCACGAGAGCTTCGGCGATTGGCGGGCACACGCTGTTGCCGCACTTCGCCACCTGGGCGGTCTTGGTGATGGGGGCGCCGTGGGCGTCGGTGTCGATCTGGTAGTCGGCGGGGAAGCCCTGCGCGTTGAACAGCTCGCGCGGCGTCAGCATCCGCATGCCGATATCGACAATCACATATTCCTCACCCTCGATCGTCACGGTCACGAGGCCGAAGCGGGCTTGATGCGTGATGGTGTGGAGAGGCTCGTCTAGTTCCTGCCCATGCTGCGCGGCGCTGTAGTACTTCAGCAGGAAGGCGCGGACCTCGCCCATGTGGGTTCCGCCAGCGCTAACCGTGTGGAGCGGTGTTTCAACGCTTTGGCCGTCACGGCAGGTGCCGCGCAGCTTTACCAAGCTGGATGCCACGACAGCATGCCGCGGAGCGCCTGCCATTACAGTATGCAGGGGGTCGCCGAGATCCACGCCCTGTCCGTTCTGCGCGAACTTCTGCATGAAAGCGGCCACAACGCATGCATCGGCCTTGGTGGTGGTCGTCGGATAGGGCTGCTCGGGGCCGGTCGGTCCGCTCTGACCGCGCCTGCCACCGCAGCCGACGACCACTGGTGAGACGACGGCCTCCACCAAGCCGAGCGGCGCACTGCCGCCGGGGCGCTTCACGAAGCTGTTCGCCGTCACCGTGTGCAACGGCTCGTCTGCCGCGTGACCGATCGCGCCGGAACGGAACTTGGTGATGTGCGGCATGACGACGGCCATCTCGCCGCCCTTGGCCGTCGTTATGGTCCGCAGCGGCTCATCACCGGGATAGAAGCGGTCGCCTGCCCAGTTCGTGTTGCAGATCGGCACGACGAATGGGGCCGGGTTGTTGACGACGAACTTCATGATGCCGTGGGCGATCCGGCGCAGGGTCTTTTCGGCCAGCGGCTTCTTCCGTTCGAAGATGGATGGGCACGGTATCGACCAATCGATGATTTCGGCCGCGGTGCGCCAGGGCTTGCGCTGGCCGCTCAGGACTTCGGTGGAGCCGGGCTTGCCGTGCGTGGGCTTGGGCCAGACGATGGGCTTGCCGTCACACCGGGCGATCATGAAGAGGCGCTTGCGGATCGTCGGTGCGCCATAGTCGCAGGCCCGCAGCTCCTTCCACTGGAGGCGGTATCCGGCCTTGCGCAGGGCCTTGCACCACTTGTCGAACGTCTCGCCCGCCCGCTCCTTGATCGGTTTGCCCTCCTTGCAGAGCGGCCCCCAAGTGCGGAATTCCTCGACGTTCTCCAGCAGGATCACGTCGGGCCTAACGCGCTCGGCCCACATCACCACGACCCACGCGAGATCGCGGATGGACTTTTCGCGAGGCTTGCCGCCCTTCGCCTTCGAGAAGTGCTTACAGTCCGGCGAGAACCAGGCGAGGTCCACGTGCCGTCCCCGCACCACATCGCGAGGGTCGATCTGCCAAATGTTGTTGCGGATATGCATGGTGCCGGGGTGGTTGGCCTCGTGCATGCGGATCGCCTGTTCGTCGTGGTTGATGGCTATGTCCACGGCGCGGCCAAGCGCGGCCTCGATCCCGGTGGAGGCGCCGCCGCCCCCGGCGAAGTTGTCGACGATGATGCCAGTCATGCTGCTTTCCTCAGGGTATCGCGCAGTACGATGGCCCGTTCGAACTCTTGGGCTTCGACCGCCTTCGCCAGAGCGTCTGCCAGGCGCTGAGCGCCGTGGGGGTGAAGGCGCCGGGGGGCGACGCGCGGATCGCAGAGGAAAAGCTCCCAATTCGACACATGCGTGTGATCGCGCAGGCCGGGGCCGAAGATCACCATCCAGCGCCCATTGATCCCGCCGTAGCAGCGGCCGCGCATGAGATGTCCGCGGTGCGTGCGGAAGTAGCGCATTGAGCCGTGCTCGATTTTTACCTTGTCGCGATCGAGGTTGTGGCCATACGAGCCGATCTCGCTCTCATCTGGCCAACCGTCCGGACCGCGGCGGAAACGGTGCGTACCGGTACGGCGCTCGTGTTCCATGTCCCACTTTGCATTGAAGTAGGCCATCGGATCGGGAACGGGGCTGTCGATCTTCACCTCTTCGGTAAAGCCTCGCTCGATCAGGTGCGCGCGAGCGCGACGCAACGCTGCTTCGAATGCCTTGCCGATCAGATACGGCATCTTTTCGCGGCGATCGAAGTCGTACTTGCCACCGTGGCTGTTCACCGTCACGACCTGCTGGAAGAACTCAATCTCCATGCCGATCGGGTAAACGTGAGCGGATAGCCACAGGTCTCCGGCCGGAGTGGGGCGGCGGCCTTCGCGGTGATACTTGCCGATGATCTTGTGATGCTCCTCGACCTGCGGGTCACGGCCGATCTGGAAGCCGAAGTCGGCAAGCACCGCCAGAAGGCGATTGAACGTTTCATAGTCGGGGCGATTCCAGAACTTGCGGCGATCCAGTTCGCCGGTGTTGCTGCGAACGAAGAGTTTCGTGTCGTGCAGGCGGAAGCTGCGGTCGGTCATGCGCGATGCTCCCCTGGGATGGTGGTCGGCGAGAGGTCGCCGTGTTCGCCGCAGCCACGGCCGGTGCGGCTGCTGTCGTGTTCGTTGGTGAAATCCTGCCAGTGGACCCAGCCATGTTCGCAGGCGAAGCCCCATTCCCGGACCTTCGGGCCAGTCATGAACAGGGAGATCGCGCGTTCGCCGGGGATCACTTCGAGGCGGTGGAGCGCTTCGGCGGGCCGATAGATCACGTCCCCGGCCTTGCGGACGAAGGTGCCTTCCGGCGTGTGCTCGATGTAGCTGCCGAACAGCAGCAGGCTGGTGTTCGGCCACGGGTGATCGTGCATCGCCCGGTCATCATCGCTCTTGAGGATGTGGTGGAGGTAGACGTTCGCGCTCTCGTTGCGCGGGATCACCCACCAGCGGTGCATGTAGTCGTCGCCGATCGTGTAGTCGCGCGGGCGCGCCATTACGCCTGCGGCCCAATCCTGCATCTGCGGCAGGGTCGCGTAGGGAACGCCGCTCATGCCGCGTTTGCCGTCTTCGGATCTCCGAGCGTGGAGCCGGGAAGATGGCCGGGAACGGGAAGGGTGAACGGTGCGCGCAAAGAGGCCGGAGCGGGCAGCGGGTGCGAAGCGCGGCGGGCGCGCAAGATGCAGTCCGCAACCTTGTAGTTGCCCACGGCCAACATCAATTCGAGGGTTTCGCGGGCCTTCGGCAAATCGTCGGCAAAGACAGCATGTGCCAAGTCCGAAAACATTTCATTGTCGATCTTCATGGAATTCCTCCCTCAAACGCGCATGGGCATGACGCCGCAGACGGTGCCGTCGCGGACGGTTCGGCGGATCAGGGCGACTGCGGTGGAGTCAGCCTGGTGGATTTCGACGGTATCTCCGCCAACGGCTTCGAGCGCGCCCGCGAGGTAAGAGACATTGAAACCCGTCTTGAATCCGGTCTCACAACTCGCGGGCACTTGCTCGCTCGCCTCCCCCGAGCTGCTGGCATCGGACATCCGCAGATCGATGACCCCGTTTCCCCGCTCGAACACGATTGAGCGGGATTTCTCAGTCCCGATCAGTTCGATTCGGCGAAGCGCCTTGCGGAGAGTTTCAGGGTCGGCGGAGAGTGGGTTCTCTACGTCCTCCGGGATGACACGTCGGTAATCGGGGAATGTAGCTTCCACGAGATTGCCGGTGATGCTGACTTCGCCGATCGTCGCGCGGATCTTGCGCTGGTCCCACACGAGGTCGACGCTAGGCGCTTCGGCGGAGAGCCGTTCCAGCACGCGGGCGAACTCGACGGGGACGATCACCTCCGGCGCATCGCCCGGCCATTCCGTGTCCGTGTCAAGCACGACGATGGTGTGACCGTTGGTGCAGGCAACCCGAAGCTTCCCGGCCTCGGCATTGAGGAACAGCCCCGAGAGTTGCGGCCGGGCCTGCTCGTTCAGCGTTGACCAGGCGGTGCGGGATATCAGCCGCGCGAGATCCTTACCGGCGAAGACTGTGCCCGAGGCCTCGTTTTCAGACGGCATCAGCGGGAAGTCAGTGGCTGGCAGCGCGGGCAGAACCCATCGGCTGCGGCCGGACTTCACCGTCATGCGGCTGTCCTTCAGCGAAAACGACATCTGCGCGCCTTCGGAGGCCGCCGCGCCTGCGAGCGCGGACAGCTTCTTCGCGTCGATCGTCGTCGACAGGCCGGACCCGCTGACCAGCGGCACAAGCTGGCGGTACTCGGTGTCGAGGTTGCTGGTGACAATCTCCAGTTCGCCGCCCTTCGTCTCGATGCGGGCGTTGGCAAGGATGGGAATCGTGTTCGTGCCCTTCACGATGGCGGCAGCAGACTTCATGGCGCGCGACAGCACACCAGCCTCGATGATCATCGTCATCGGCTTACTCCTGTGGGTTGTTGGATCGCCGCCGCCTTGGCGGGGGGGGGGTATTGCGGGCGACGGCGATCCGGGTGCGATCGAGGCGAGTTGGGTTGAGGTCGCCTCGACCAGCGGGGGGTTACGTCACGGCCAGAGCCGATAAATTGCGAGTGCGATCACCGCGGCGCCGAGCACCGCGCAGGCCCAGGTGAGAACGAACCACTGCCAGCGGGCGAGCGTCACCAGCAGGGCAATGCGGTCGATCAGAACCGCGTCGTCCAGCTCCAGCGCGTCGGCATCGTACTGGAAGTAGTACGGGCGGAGGTCCTCGTGCTTCATGCAGCCATCCTTTCCGGTGCCTGCACCTGCGTCGTGCGGCGATCCCGCCACGGCACGGTGACTTCGAGAGCGCGGGAGAGCGTCGCGAGATCTCGCCAGTTCGCCAGCGTCTCGGCGGTGGGGTTCTGGGTGTGGCGCTCCGCCGCGCGGTTGGTCGCCTCGCCAAGTTCCCGGCCCCAACGGAGCGGGGAGCAAAGCGTGGTCGCCAGCAGCGAGCGCGCCTCCCATTCCTCCATCAGGTAATCCTTGCGGCCGGGCTGGCAGTTGCCGGGATAGTGGACCACCGGGCGGCGGATATCGTTGTAATCCGCCTCATCCTCGGCAGACAGCGCAGCGATGTCGCAGCCTGCAAGGACGCAGATGGCTTTCCACGGGCGAAGCACACGGTCGGCGGCCTCGTCGGACCACTTGCCGTTCCTGACCATGCCGGAGACGACGTTCGCGCGGGCACGCCAGACGCGATTGGCGATGGTGGCGAGTTCGTCAGCCATCGGCTTGATCCAGATTGCGCAGGCCGATGCCGGTGCGATGCTTGATGCCGCCCGAGAGCTTCTTCACGCCGAAGCCACGTTCCGTCATGGCGAAGCCGAAACGGATCAAGGTCCACTGATCCGGGTTGAACAGGCCGGTGTCGGCCATCCAGAGCCGGAAATCATCGAATAGAGCGGACGACTTCGTTTCGTGGCGGCCGCCGATCACACAGCGGGCGCGGAGCCATTCGCTCAGGGCGTCTCCGCGTTCCACCGGAGAGCCGAGGCCGAAAGCAGTAGGGGCGGCATGCTGGAAGTCGGCTTCGGCCTGCGCCAGATCGTCCGTGGCGAGGCGCAAAGCGTTCTGAGCGCGCATGACCTCGCGGTATGCATCGTTCTTGCGCTCCTGCGCATCCCGCACCGCACCGGCAAGGGCCATGAGTTCGGAAAGGTCGGGGCCGTCGTTCTCGACGACCTTGATGTGGGCGCGTGTCGTAGCCGCGCGCCGGGCGGTGCTGCGCGCCGTCACTTGCTGCGAGCCTTGGCACGGCGGGCGCGCTTCGGCGCCGGGGCGGGCTGCTCGGTTTCGCGGAGCGAGTCGAGCGGGACCGTGCGGTTGCCGCTGGCGATCTGGCGGGGAAAGCGGTGCCGCGTCAGCGCGATCAGGACGTTGCCGTCACCATTGTCGCGGAGGATGCGGACGGGTTCGATGCTCTGGCCATCATCGAGGAAGGCGTGGGAGCCGACCTGCGGGAATTCAGTGGGAACGGAAAGCATTTCCAACTCCATCAGGCCGGATGCCTGTTGGAGGTCGATATGCGATAATCGAACTTGCTGCGTCAAGGAGAAAAAGTGCGAATATCGAACCTATCGCCTTACTCGGCTTTCCCTTGCAAAGTTTGTTCGACTTATGTTCTCATGAGAATTCGATTTTAGCAGCGAATCAGAACGGAGGTTGGAATGTTGCTTTACCGCGTCACCGTGTTTGGAAAGCCTAAGGGACCATGGCGGCGCGTGAGGCAGCAGGCGCAAAATGATGCGCTGCTGCTCGGCCTTGGCCACATTGATGAGTGGGGAAAATTCTTCGTATCAGTCCCTGGAGAGATTGAGGAACTGCACGAGCGCTTCGTTACCGAGGCCGCCTAGGCAAATCGATATCGCGCATGGTGTAGGAGTACACCCTACCCAAGATCATTATTGGTTCGGCGCCGAGCAAGATGTCCTGATGGCTATCATCAGTAGACAGCGGCACGAGTCGCGCGGGGTCGGATTGGAATTCCTTGTACGTCGTTTGGCCGTCTTCGGTTTGAATGACGTACCGCCGCCCCGGCCATAAGGCCTTGTCATCAGGGTCGATTGTGAGCGTGGTTCCGCTGGGAACCACGAGATCCATCGAATTCCCCTCAACAGTTAGGGCGTAAGCATTGGGCGGCGTTTCGGGATCGGACACCGCAATACGACGCCCGCCCTGCTGTTCGGCTGCACGAAATTTGCCCGCCGGAACGGAACCCAAAAGCGGTATGGTCCGAATGCGGCTGCTTAGATCCTCAGGCCGAAGAACATTCTGGATTGCGATCAGCTCTTCTGCGGTCAGCTTGCGATCGCCACGTAGAGCTTTGCCCAGATAATTCTGGTTCATGCCGATGGCTTCGGCGAGGTCGCGGATCATCATTCCGCGCGCATCTAACTCAGCTCTGATCTGTTCCGGGCGCATTCGCTCTAACTGAACGGCCTCGCGATTCCCGCAAGTTCTATAATCGCACATTCCGGGCTTGATCTCGATGTTCGAATATCGCATATCGATCCCATGAGCACCGACGCTAACGCCGTAATCGACCATCTGGGCGGAACTTATGCCGTCGCGAAGATGATCGAGGCGCCCCCCACCACCGTCCATAGCTGGCGGAAGAACGGTATCCCGCGGTCCCGCATGGCGCACCTGCGCCTTGCGGCTAAGGACGCGGGAATCGATCTTCCTGCTGGATTGGGCGGGCATCATCATGGATCAAATGATGAAGCTAAGTGCTCTCCGAGGTCCACCAGACAAACCAACGACTTGTCCGGTCAGCAGGAGCAGGCGGCGTGAACGGGGCGCTCGCACGAATCAAGCGGGCGATCCGCAACACGATAGAGGCTTGCGGCGGTGTGGACGGGGCGGGCGCGACCACGGGCCGCCATCGCTCCACGGCAGGTGACTGGAACAACCTGAACCATTCCGCCTTCCCACCGCTCGATTGCGCCCTGGCGCTGGACGAAGTGGCGATCGCGAAAGGCCAGTCGCCTGAAATTCTGTCGGCGCTGGCAGCCGAGTTGAAGCACGTTTGCGTGCGTCTGCCGGACAGCGCCATGCAGAGCGGTGACCTGAATGCCGCCCTTATCGATGCCAGCGCCGAGTTCGGCGACATCGCGGCAGAGATTCGGGAGGCGACGCGCGACCATAAGGTCTGCCGCAGCGATCAGAACAAGATTTCCATTCAGATCGACGAAGCGATGGCTGCGCTGGTGCGGCTCCGCTTCGTCGTCAACGTCATCGAAAAGGGGGAGTGACGATGATGCTGGCTATGGAGCGGGAAAGCGTCACCTATCGTATCCCCGCCCTGACGACGTATGTCGACGTGGACGAGCTGCGCGAGAACTTCGAACGGGCGCAAGCCGGGGACCGCGTGACTTATGCGATTGGGCCGTACCTGAAGCCCGGCGCCCTGGTCCCGGCGGTGGCTCGCAAGCTTGCAGAGGGTGGTCGCGGCCATCTTTTGCAAGAGCGCGAGGGGCGGGGCTATCGCTATTTCATCGTCAAGAGCACTGCCCCGCGTCTGCGCGTGGTGGAGGCGCTGAACCCGGCCTCTGCCGAAGCGCGGGTGCTGGCGCTGCTGATCGAAGCAGCGCAGGCCGGGCGCCGGTGCCCCGGCAATACCGAGATAGCCGACCGGCTTGACCTCGACAGCCGATACCAGGCGCGCGACCGCGTGCAGGCTCTGGTCCGGCTTGGACACATCCGCGTCGTCGAACAACTGCGGTTCGGCGGGCGCGTCATCGAAATCGTTGCGAGCGGCCTGCGCACCGCAGGCTGCTGAGCAGCAGGAGAACCGACATGAAGGATTCGGATATCCGCTTCGGCGGAGCCGCCCTCGCGTTCGCCGCAGGCGTGATGGCGCTCGGCCTGGCCTGCCTGATCGGCGGGATCGGGGCGGTGGCCTTGGTCGCCTGCCTCGGCGGCAAGTGGGGTGCGCTGTGAGTGCGCTCAACGCCTCCGTCGGGAGGATGGAGTTTTACGGCTCGGCAGGTTTCGAGCGGGACGCTGATCAGATCAGCCAGCCCGAAAGCTACGCTGCGCGTCTGGTGACTTACATCCGCGATAACTCGACAGTCAGGGCGCGCGTGGCGGATCGCTTTGGTCGGTCTCGTCTGCCTTCTATCGAGCGGATAGCGGAAATCCGGTCAGAGACGATCGCGCTTAGGGAAGAAATCGCACGGCGATATGACGTTGACGAGCCTACCGAAGCCGACGAATTCGATTTCTGCCCGACCAGCGAACCCTTTTCTGTCCGGACGGCAGTGCGGCGGCGGCGCGATCAACAGGCGCGCCTTGAGCAGTTGAGCCGCCTGCACAGGGCTGAGGAAGCACGGGCGCGGCAGATCGTGACGGTCGCCAATCCCCGAACGATGCTGGAGAACGTGATCCGGTTTCGCGGGATTTCCCGCGCGATCCTTTTGAGCAGAAGCCGCTTTCGAAAAGATGTGCAGAATCGGACCTTGGCCTATGCGTTGATGCGGACCTGCGCCGTGTCTTGGCCGGTTATCGGCCGGATGATGGGCGGGCGGGATCACACGACAATCATGGATGGTGCGCGTGTTTTCTTTGAGCGCGACCGGCACGATCCAGAGTTGTCCGCCGCTTGGGAAAAGCTGGCGCCCTGTATCTTTCGTGCGGTGCGGACCTTCGAAGAGCTGCAGGCGATGACGGCGGTGGACCATGGCTAAGCTCACCCCGCTGGAACAGTTTGCAGAGCTGCTTTCCGAGGACCTGACCCTGCCCGAGATCTGCACACGGATGAAGATCGGAGCGCATCAAGGCGAAAAGCTACTTACACTGCTGCGCAAGACGATGGGGTGGCAGGCGCGATGATGGACGATCTCCCCTCCGCGCACTTCCAGTGCATCCTTGCCGATCCGCCCTGGGCCTTCCGGACCCATTCCGGCAAGAAGTCCACGCCGCACCGCTGCGCCGAGGACCACTACAGCACGATGTCCTTTGAGGAAATGTCGGCGCTGCCGGTCGAGCGCGTGGCCGCCAAAAACTGCGCCCTGTTTATGTGGGTGATCGGCAGCCACCTGGATGAGGCGATCCGCCTTGCTGGGGCTTGGGGCTTCGAGTTCAAGACCGACGCCTTCTACTGGATCAAGCAGAAGCTGATCGACTGTGACCAGATCGACTTGTTCACGCGCGGCGCGCCGAAGCGACTGGCCAAGGGTGTGCGGCAGGTGATCGTGGAGCCGCGCCGTGAGCATTCGCGCAAGCCCGATTGCCAGTACGAGCGCGTCGAAGAACTGGTGGGCGGGCCGTATCTGGAAATGTTCGCCCGCAACACCCGGCCCGGTTGGACCGCCTGGGGGAACCAGACCGACAAGTTTTCGGAAGGAGCGGCGGCATGACGGGCGTGATCGAGCAGCGCGAACGCACGGCGGCGCGCGTGGCGGCGGTGAAGGCCGGGGTATCCCTTGCGGCGCTGATCGGCCAGTCCGTGAAGCTGCGCAAGATCGGGCGGGAGTATGTCGGGCTGTGCCCGTTCCACAACGAGAAGTCGCCGTCCTTCAGCGTGGTCGAGGACAAGGGCTTCTATCACTGCTTCGGCTGCGGTGCGCATGGCGACGTGATCAGCTTCAAGGTCCAGCATGATGGGCTGGCATTTCCGGATGCCTTGGCTGCGCTGGAAGCGGACAGCGGATTGGCGGCAGCGTCCGCCATCGTGCAGCTCGAATCGAAGCGGGAGGTCCAGAAGCCGAGCCGCTATATCGAAAGTCGGGCGGCGGCCGCAGTGGTCTGGCAGGCCGCCGGTCCGGCACGCGGAACGATCGCGGAGAACTGGCTGCGGGCGCGCGGGATCGACCCCGATGCTTCTGGCGCGCTCGATGTGATCCGCTTCCACCCCCGGTGCCCGGCGGCGCTATGGCGGGAATGGGAGCATCCTGACTATGCCCGGCGTAATGCCCCGGCGCTGGTGACACCGTTTCTGCGCGTTGTAGGCGCGCCATCGGAGCGGGCGCTGCGGCTGACCGGCGTGCACCTGACCTTCCTGTCCGGCGACGGCCGGTCGAAAGCCTATTTCGAGGCCTATAGGGAGCGACGTACCGGCTCCCTGGTCCATCCGCCAACGCGCGTGTTCTGGGGTTCGGCCAAGGGTGGAGCGGTGCTGATGCCTGCTCGCCCGCTTGAAGGCGGTGCCGATGTGTCCGCGCAGCTCATTGCGCTGCTGGACGATGTGGCGGCCGGTCCGCTGTTGGTCGCCGAGGGGTTGGAATCGACGTTATCGGCGATGCGGCGGGTTCCGGCGGCGCGCATGGGTTGCGCAACCCTGTCCTTGCTGAACCTTCAGGGCGGCGCGGCGGGCGTAGGCACGCACAATGCCCTGCCGTTGTGGGACTTGGTGGGCGATCCCGATTCGCCACCGTTCCTCGTCGATGCGCCCGGCGCGGTGGTGCTAGGCGTGGATGCCGACATGAAGCCGGAGAACCGATGGGTTCAGGAACGGCGCGGGCAGTCGGGCGTGAAGAGGGCGCTGTCCTCGCTGGAGCGGTCGCAAATCTGCGCCGGGCTGGCCGCCTGGCACTGGCGGCGCGCCGGGGCCGAGCCGGTGACCACCATGCGCCCGCCGATGGGCTGCGATTTCAACGATCTGGATCAGGGAGGCCGCCATGCAGGATGATCGGCTGCGGCAATATGTAGAGCGTATCGAGCGGCTCTACGAAGAGCGCAAAGGCATCAGCGACGATATCGCTGACGTGTTCAACGAGGCAAAGGCGGTTGGTTACGATGCTGCGATCATCCGCAAGGTCATCGCGCGGCGTCGGATGAAGCCGGACGACCGGCGCGAGAACGACATGATACTGGAGACCTACGAGGCCGCCCTTGACGGCAGCGGTCCGGAAATCGTCCCGACCGACGCCAAGGTGCGTGCCGCCGAGCTGGCGCACGAAATGCTGGCCGAGCAGATCGCCGGGCTTGAGGACGAGGCCACGGCGGCGATGCTGGTCGAGCATGTGATGTTCCTGCTCGATCTGCGGGCCGAGATCGCCGTGCTGCGCGATCAGGAGGCGGCGCGACGGAAGGTCGCGAAGCTGGACGGGTTCCAGGTGGCGCAGCTCGCCATGGTGGTTCGCTGGATCGAGAAGTGCGCCAAGCACGGCGCCGAGGCCATGCGGGCCGGTGAGGCCACTTATCTGATGTACCGCGGGACGGTCGACGCGCGCGAGGCCGCCAGCGACCCGTCCCTATCGATCAACGATGCCACGCTGGCCGCGAAGTTTGCGAAGCCGGCACCAAAAAAGGCGACCGCGCGTGACAAGCGGTTCGCCGAGACGATGGCCTGGGCAGGAGGGAGCAAGGCGTGAGTGCCGAAGTGATAGTGATGACGCCGCCCGATCCCGAGCGGCTTGCCTGGTACGAAATGAACGACCTGGGCAATGCCGAGCGGTTGAAGGCGCGCAGCGGCGGCCTGCTGCTCTACGTTCGGGAGAAAGGCTGGATCGCCTACGACGGCAAACGCTGGTCGTACGACGACGGTGCCCGGCGGGCGAACCAGCTTGCGCACGACGTGGCGCGGGCGATCCGCGACGAGGTGAAGGCCTTGGGCGAACAGATCCGCGCCGGGCGCCTGCCGAAGTCCATGGTGGAGGCGATGGGTGAAGAGGCGGCGGCCGAGGCGGCTAAGGAAAAGCTGGCCTCGCTGCACAAGTGGGCGATCAAAAGCGGCAACGCCGCGCAGACCAAGGGAATGCTGACGCAGGCGGCGGACGAAATGGCGGTGCCTGCCGACAGTTTCGACACCGATGCCTATGCGCTCAACTGCCAGAACTGCACGCTGCGCTTTCTGCGCGGGCCGGATGGCTGGCGCGTGGAAGCCCGCCCGCACGATCCTCTCGACCGGATCACCCGGCTTGCCGACATGACCTATGTGCCGGGGGAAGAGTGCCCGCGCTGGGCCGGGCGCTTCGCCATGATCCAGCCCGACGAGGACCAGCGGCGGCAGTTGCAGGTGCTGATGGGTTATTGCCTGCTCGGCCTTGTCAGCGATCAGCAGTTCTACCTCAATCAGGGGCCAGGCGGTGATGGCAAGACCATGAGCTGGGGCACGTTCGCCAAGCTGCTCGGCGATTATCACCGCCGCGCCAAGGTGCAGACGTTCCTGGCCACGGGGCAGCGTAGCGGCGCAGACCATTCCAGCGACATTGCCCGCCTTTCCGGCGATATCCGCCTTGTGACCTGCGCCGAGCCGCCGAAGCGATCGACGTTCAACAGCAACCTGATCAAGGAGGTGACCGGCGCGGACAAGGTAACGGCCCGCGCCCTGCGCGAGGCGGAGATCGAGTTCCTGCCGCGCTGGAAGCTGGTGATGGAGTGCAACGGCCTGCCGCGCGTGGATACCGGCGACGATGGCTGGTGGCGGCGCGTGCGCATGATCCCCTGGCCGTTCCAGTTCAAAAGCCGGGGCGTTCAGACCGAGCAGCCCCACGTGCTGCAAGCAGCTCTGCTGGCGGAAGGGTCCGGCATTCTTAACTGGGCCATCATCGGCGCGCTCGAATGGCTGGAGCATGGCGGCGTTCCCGAATCGCGCACCAGTGCCCGCGCGCTGGCTGAGTATCGGAGGTCTACCGACCCTTTTGACGAGTGGTATATGGACTGGTGCGTCACCAACGACCGCGATGTGTCCACGCGCGCCTCGGATCTCTACGCCAGTTTCAAGGAATTCTCCGACCTTCGGGGTACCGAGAAGATCATGTCGTCGACAAGTTTCGGTTTGAAGCTTGCGGAGAAGCAGCATGAGAAGCACAAGAGCAACGGCAACATCTTCCGATTGGGGATTCGCCTGCGCACCGACGCTGAACGTGCCGCCATGGAGCGGACGCAGGAGGCCGAGGATCGCGCAGCGGGCATCCGTGTGGTCTCGGATGTGGCGCAGCCTTCCACGGCCAATGACGATCGCTATGGCGCCGGTATCGGAGACGATTTCGGCAGAGGCGACGATCTGCCGGAGGGCTGGTGATATGCGGTTTCCGACAGGGACCCCTTGGAGCAACTCTCCCCGAAAGGGACAGTTCGGTTCCAACATGGCGGTTTCGAAATCGGCAGCGGCGATCACGCGCCCTACATTGATCGTCTCAGGCGATCAGCGGGGAGAGGAACTGTCCCTCTGTCCCCAAACTCTCCCCGGCCTGAACATCAGGCAAACTGCGGGATAGGGACAGTTAGGGAGAGTAGGGACAGTTTTGCGGACATGATTGGATATATGCGTATGCGCGCCCATGTGTGCGCGGCAAGCGCATCCAACTGTCCCTGTGTCCCCAAACACTCCCTCAAGAATCAATATTCTAATCTGAGGATCAGGTTCATGGGTGAAGTAGTTACCTGGCAAGAAGCGGAAGACGCGATGATCGCCGCCGTCGAATATCTGGCGGCGCTGCCGGACAGAGAGCGCGGGTTCCTTGCCGCCGGATCGCGTTCAGCATGGCCGGAGATCATCCGGGAACGGCGCGAGGGTGATTACCCCGATGCGGAGGTGGCTCCCTCCCCCCAGCTCTCGCGGCGGATGATGGCCCATCTGGAGCGGATGCTGCTCACCGAGCGCGCCGCTGGCCTCGCGGTTGCCGAGGGGCACCGGGCTCTGGTGGGCCGCGTGCTGATGATGAAGCGGTTGCCCGGCCCCGATGGCTTCCGCTGGGAGAGCGTGTGGGAGCGCGAGGGCGGCAAGGCCTGCGGGGTGACCAGCGATGCGCTGCGGATGCGGTACGAGCGCGGCATCGGCAAGGTGGCGGTGCGGATGCAGGCGCTCGGCATGGGGCGCGGCGAGGCGGCCTGAGGCAAACTTAAGGATTCCCGGCGGGGCAGCGTGTCAACCCGTTCATTTGTCGCCCAGTAAAATAAAGGGTGTTCGTTCGCCCCGTGAACTCAGGTTACGACATGTCATCCTTGGAGATCGTGTGTCCCGAGGATGACATCCTCTCCCAAACTGCGGGCGGTGGCGGCTTCGGCCTCTGCCGCCCGCTCTCGTTGGAGCTTCCATGGGCCGCCTCAAGTCGATGCCGTCGCGCCTCGGTGCACTGCCGTCGCGTGTGGCTGCGATGCCCAAGGTGGCCGACAGCTTCTACCAGTCGCCCGAGTGGGCCGCTGCAAGGCGTGCGCAACCGAACAAGTGGTGCGCGGTCTGCGGCTCTACCAAGCGGCTGATCCTCGACCACAAGCAGGAGCGGAAGGACGGCGGTGCCGACCTCGATCCGGCGAACCTCGAATGGCTCTGCCAGCCTCACCACAACGCCAAGACGGCGCGGGAGCGGGCGCGGCGGGCGCGCGGCGGTCGCGGGTAGGGGGGTGGTCCAAAGTTCGGGGGCCTCGGCCCCTCTGGACCGCATCTCGTCCCATTCGGAGATTTTTTTTTGTCGCACGATGGAATTTCGGAGGGTCAGACCGACATGTTCGGCCTGCCGTTGCTGCCTGAAAAGGGGCGCGGTCGGCCTGCACATGTCTGGACTGCCGAAAATTCCAACAAAGTCAGTCTCTTATTTGCTTGCGGGCACAAATCTGCCGATATCGCCAGGGTGCTCGGCATCACTAAGCCCACGTTTTACAAGCATTATTTTAACGAGATCGCCCGCGCCGGGCATGCGCCCTTGATGATGAAGGCGCGGCAGCTCGAACGGCTTAACCAAGCGGCCGAGGGCGGCAACGTTGCGGCAGAGAAAGCGCTGGCTGGCATGATCCAGGCCGAACAGGTCCGGACGCTGGGCGAAAAGATCAAGGATCGAGGCCGGTCCGAGGGGGCGCCATCGCCCCGTCTGGGGAAGAAGGAAGCCGCGAAGGAAGCGGCTGCAAACGCCAGTGGCAAATTCGCCGCCCGCACACCGCCGCCGCTTCTGCTGAACTGAGGCCATGACTGCGCCGAAGTGGTCCACCGCCTGCCTCGACTGGCAGGAACGGATCGTTGCGCGCAAAAGCCTGGTGCCGTGTCCGCCCCTTTTTCCCGGCAAGGCTGAGGATGCGCTTGGCGTCTTCAAGTCCTTGCAGGTCGTCGATCTGCCCAAGGTGGTGGTCGGCGGAGAAGAACGGCACCCGACGCTGGGCGAGGTCTGCGACGAATTCGTATTCGACCTGGTTGCCGCGATCTTCGGCGCCGAAGATCCGGAGACTGGGAATCGCCTGATCAAGGAGTTCATGCTCCTGATCAGCAAGAAGAACGGCAAGTCCATGATCGCCGCGGGCATCATGGTGACGGCATTGATCGTCAACTGGCGGCCGAACGCGATTTTGCAGATCCTCGCGCCAACACTGGAGGTCGCGAACAACAGCTTCGACCCTGCCATGGGCATGGTCCGGGCCGACCCTGAATTGTCGGTGGTCCTGAAGGTCATCGAACACCAGCGCCAGATCAAGCATCTGGACACCGGCGCGGTGCTGAAAGTGATTGCGGCGGACAGCGATACGGTCGCAGGCGGTAAAGCATCGATCACGCTGATCGAGGAGCTGTGGCTGTTCGGCAAGAAGCCGAAGTCGGCGGCGATGCTCCGCGAGGCTCTTGGCGGCGGTTCGGCCCGGCGAGAGGCGTTCACGCTCTACATTACGACCCATTCGGACGAGCCGCCGAGCGGGGTCTATAAGTCAAAACTCGCCTATTTCCGAGATGTCCGTGACGGGGTGATCGACGATCCAGCGACGATGGCCATGCTCTACGAGTGGCCTGAGGAAATGCTGGATGCGGAGACCTACCTCGATCCGGCGTTTTTCTACGTCACGAATCCGCACATTGGCAGGTCGGTTACGGTCGAATGGCTCCGAGCCGAGTTGGCAAAGGAACAGATCGGCGAGGGCGAAGGCCTGCAAGTCTTCCTCGCCAAGCACTTGAACGTGGAAATCGGCCTGCGCCTTCGGCGCGATCGCTGGCGCGGGGCCGATTACTGGGAAGTTTGCGCCGACACCACACTCACCCTGGCGAGCCTTTTGGCTCGCTGCGAAGTTGTGGTGGTCGGCGTGGACGGCGGCGGCTTGGACGACCTTTATGGGCTGTGCGTCGCGGGACGGGAACGTGGCACCGGACGCTGGCTATACTGGTTCAAGGCGTGGTGCTGGCCGGACGTGCTGACCCGCCGCAAGGAAATCGCGGCCCAGCTTCAGGACTATCAGAGCGACGGCGACCTCGTGATCTGCTCCGAGGAAGTGTCGGAGACGCTCGGCCTGGAGGAAGGCGACGCGGCTTACGAGCGCCCTCAGGACATCCGCGAAATCGTCGAGCTGATTGCAGAGGTCAAGGCAAGCGGTCTGCTTCCCGAACGCGGGGCAATCGGCCTCGATCCTCAAGGAGTGAGCGATTTGGTCGATGCGCTAGCGGAAATCGGTCTGGCCGACCCGCAGGTTGTGTCGGTCGGACAGGGTTTCCGCCTCATGTCGGCAATCGTCGGTCTAGCGCGGAAGCTGAAATTCAACGGCGCGGTCCATGACGGCTCGCGCATGATGTCCTGGTGCGTGAGCAACGCCAAGGAAGAACTCGGACGGCAAACGGTGATGATCGTGAAGAACACCCAAGGGACGGGCAAGATTGACCCGTTCATGGCGGGCCTGAACGCCACCAAGCTGCTGGAACTGAACCCAGTTGCCGCGAACGACAATAGCTCGGTTTACCTTGAGCGTGGACTGCTGGTGCTCTGATGGGATGGTTCCGTCAGATACTCGGCCTCGAGCGCGACGGGCCGGGCGGGATCGTCGGTCCTGCCCCGATGGCAATGTCAGCCGGCGCCGCGGGCTTCGTCGTCGACAACTCGGGCGATCTCGATAACGCCCTTCGGCACGGTAATGTCTCGAAAGCCGGGCAACCGGTCAACGAGCGGACTGCCTTGAAGGTGGCGACCGTATTTGCATGCCTCCGTATCCGTACCGGTGCACTGGCAAACACGCCGCTCAGCATCAAGCGTCGGATCGACGAGCGCACCCGCGTTGACGCCATCGACAACCCGGTGTGGGCCGTGATGAACCGCCGGCCCAACGTCTGGCAGACGCCGTCCCAGTTCAAGCGGATGATGGAGGGGCACTTGCTCCTTCGCGGCAATGCCTATGCGGTGAAGGTTTACGGCGTCGGGCAGAAGCTGATCGGCCTTATTCCGCTGCATCCCGACCGGGTGGTCAAGCGGCAGCGCGACGACAACCGCCTTGAATTCGTCTGGACCCGAAAGGACGGCGGACAGGTCCTGATCAAACAGGAAGACATGTTCCACCTGGTCGGTCTGACGCTGGACGGCGTGAACGGCTTGTCGGTGCTGAGCTATGCCCGCGAGGCGATCGGCCTGTCGCTGGCGCAGGAAGCCCACGGGGCCACCACGTTCCGTAACGGCGCCAACGTGAGCGGCGCGCTCAAGATGCCGGAGGGCCAGTACCTGCCGCCCGACAAGATCGAGCTGCTGCGCGGCCAGATGGACGAGTACCGATCTGGCGGCGCGAAGGAAGGCAAGGTAATCGTCCTCGAAGGCGGCCTTGAATTCCAGCAGATGGCCTTGTCGGCCGAGGACGCCCAATGGCTGGAAAGCCGAGAGTACTCACGAACCGACGTGTGCATGTTCTTCGGCGTGCAGCCGCACTTAGTCGGCATCACCGCAGGCACGACGCAGTTGGGCAGCAGCATCGAGGCGATGGGTCAGGGTTTCCAGACCTACACCCTCGAAGACAGTTACGTGACCTGGGAAGAAGCGATCGGGCTTCAGTGTCTCGACTGGGACCGCAACCCGGATCTCTACGCCCGCTTCAATCGCAACGCGCTGGTGCGCGCGGACTTCAAGACCCGCTGGGAAGGCTACGTGAAGGGCCTGCAGTGGGGCGTGTGGAGCCCGAACGACGTGCGCGCCCTCGAAGACGAAAACCCGCGTGAAGGCGGGGACATCTATTACCCGCCGCCGAACATGACGGCGACGAAAACCGGAGACAGCAATGTCGATTCGTGATCTGCCGCAGGCCCGGCTCCCGCAGCGTCCGCAGAATTTCCAATGGGACGCGCCATCCGATGCCCTCGCGCGTTGGGCGGAGGGGCCGCGCGCTGCCGCCAGTGACGACGCCAACACCATCACGATCTATGACGTGATCGGGCAGGACTGGTGGACCGGCGAAGGAGTGACTTCGAAACGCATCGCATCCGCCCTGCGCTCGATCGGCGACAATGATGTGGTCGTGAACGTGAATTCACCGGGCGGCGACATGTTCGAGGGCATCGCGATCTACAATCTGCTCGCGGCCCACAAAGGCCGCGTGACCGTGAACGTGATCAGCCTTGCGGCCAGTGCTGCCTCCATCATTGCGATGGCCGGGGACACGATCAACATGGGCATCGGCTCCTTCATCATGGTCCACAATGCCTGGGGCGTCGTGGTCGGCAACCAGAACGATTTCCGGGACGCTGCCGATATGTTCGCCGGCTTCGACAGCGCGCTTGCCGATATCTACGAGGCCCGCACCGGTCTCGCCCGTGCCGATATCGTCGCTCTCATGGACGGCGAGACCTTCATGGGGCCGACCGATGCTATCGCCTGCGGCTTCGCCGATGCCACAATGAGCGAACTGCCGGACACTGCTCCGTCCAACTCGATGGACCGAGGCCTTATGGCTCGGCGTACCACTGAAGCGGCTCTTGCTCGGGCCGGATTTTCCCGCGGCGATCGTCAGCAGATGATCTCCGCCCTTGGAGGTGCCCAGCGCGATGCAAGCCCTCCCGCCGCGCGAGATGCAGGCGACGCCATCGAGGGCCTCGACGCCCTCATCGCTGCAATGAAACCCTGAAAGGGCCTATCATGAACAAGAGTGCCTACCCCCGCGTTCGCGGGATCGTCGCCGCGCGCGCCGAAACCCGAGACGTCAATGCCACGCTCGCCGAGCTGAACCGCACCTTTGCGGCTTTCCGTGAGCAGAACGACCGCCGCCTCTCCGAACTCGAAAGTGGTCGCGAAGACGTGGTCACCAACGAACACGTCGATCGCATCAACGCCTCGCTCGGTGACCTGACGACGCTGGTCAACGAACAGCAGCAGACCATTGCCGCGCTGCGTCTCGGCCCCAACGGCAACGAACCAGCCAGCGACCCCGAGTATCGCAATGCCTTCAACTCCCACTTCCGCCGAGGCGACGTCAACAATGCGCTGCAGGTTGGTGTCGATGCCGAGGGCGGCTATCTGGCACCGGTCGAATGGGATCGAACGATCACAGGGGCGCTCCGCGAAATTTCGCCCATCCGCCAGTACGCACAGGTCATCCAGACGGGCAACGCTGGCTTCCGCCGGCTTTACAGTGACCGAAACGTGGGATCGGGTTGGGTCGGCGAAGTCGCAGCGCGACCGGAAACAGTCACGCCGGGTATCTCGGAACTGGCATTCGGTCATGGTGAAATCTATGCCAACCCGGCCGCAACACAGCAGTTCCTCGATGACGCGCTGGTGAATGTCGAACAGTGGTTGGCGGACGAGGTCAACACCGAGTTTGCCTATCAGGAAGGCGTCGCTTTCCTGTCCGGCAATGGCGTCAACAAGCCGTTCGGCATCCTGACCTATGTCACCGGCGCCGCGAACGCTGCCAAGCATCCTTTCGGTGCAATCAAGGCAGGCACCACGGCCGCAACAGCCGAGATCGATCCCGACGAGCTGGTCGACATCATCTACGATCTGCCTTCGGCACGTCGAGCTGGTGCGCGGTTCTTCATGAATAACGGCACGATGGCGGCTGTGCGCAAGCTAAAGGATGGCGATGGCACGTATCTCTGGCAGCCGGGCTTCCAAGACGGCGAGCCGGGCCGCATTCTTGGCTACCCCACCACCGAAATCGAGGGCATGCCCGATGTCGCGCCTGGCGCCATCCCGCTGCTGTTCGGCGACATGCGTCAGACCTACCTGATTCTCGATCGCATGGGCATCCGCATCCTGCGCGATCCGTACACCAACAAGCCGTTCGTGAACTTCTACACGACCAAGCGCGTCGGTGGCGGTGTGCAGAACCCCGAATTCATGCGCGCGCTCAAGATGAAGGCCGCCTGATTAACCGGCGGGGCGCTCCGGCGTCCCGCCCTCCTTCTCGCGCGTGTTCGTCAGGCGCGAGGCGGGGTGGAAACGTAGGAGACTAACATGGCTGCCACGACGAAAACCGTATCTGCCGCCAAGACCACGACGGCCGCTCCCAAGACTGAAACCGCCGCCTCGGTCGAGGCGTCCGGCGCAATTATCGAGGATGTTGCGAAGGCGGTGGTCGATCTGACGCATCCGGCCGTGGATTCGAACCCACGGGCGAGCGCGCCGGACCATGCCAACCTGATCGATTTCAACGATCCGACGATCAGCGCAAAGGAGGCTGTCGCGAAGAACTTGGCCGCCGCGGCTGACGCTGACGTCGACCAGGCCGACTGAGAAAAGCGGCTGAAGGACCCGCAACCATGATCTTTGAGCTGCTGCACGCGCCGTTCCCGGACGGGTACGGAGAAGCGATCCTGTCGCTTCAGGCATGCAAAGACCATCTGCGAGCCGATGGCGATGACGAAGACGATCTGATCGAGGCGCTGCGTGACGCCTCGATCGACTTCGTCGAGCGCTACTGCTCGGTCAAAATGGGTCCGACCGAGGGAATTGAGTGGACTGCCCAAGGCTTTCCGGCGCAGGCTCGATGGCCTCTGTCGCTGAGCGTGGCGCCCGTCACCGCAATTACCTCTGTTGACTGGCTCGACCGCAGCGGCACCGCCGTTGACGGTGCTGTTGACGATTTTCGGATCACTCCGTCGGGCGACGTGCTTCCGAAACTCGGTTCCCGTTGGCCGGCCAATGTCGGTGGCGATGTACGATTTCAGTTTTCTGCAGGATACGCCGAAGGTGCGGCGCCGCCCTCGTTGATTTCGGCCGTTCGCCTCTTTCTCGGCCATCTCTACAAGAACCGTGAGGCGGTTACCGACCGAGGGACTGAAGGCGAAGTGCCCTTTGGCGTTCGCCAGCTCTGCGCGCCGTTTCGCCGGGTGCTGATCTGATGGGCATGATCGCTGCGGGCTCGCTGGATCGTCGCATCCAGTTCGAGCGGCCGGTCACTACCCGTGATCCGACTTACAACACGTCGAAGACGACCTGGGAGCCGCATGTGAAAGTGTGGGCGCAGGTGCGGGACGTGCTGCCGAGCCGCGCGGAGAGCGTGGACGAAAGCATTTCCATCCAGCGTCGGCCAGCACGCGTTCGGATCCGTTACCGCGAAGACATCACCGCTGACATGCGTGTCATCTACAAGGGCCGGGTGATGGAGATCATCAGCGGCCCTGCAGAACTGGGTCGGCGCGAAGGCCTAGAGATGATGGTCGAAGAGCTATCAACCCATGGAGACGCCCCGTGAGCGACAGCGAATACCACATGGTCGAGTTTCGCCCGGTGAACGGTGGGCCTGTGCAACTGGTCCGCGGCCGGAAGAAGACCGAAGCCGAATTGCAGGCAGAAGCGGAGGCCGAGGCTGTGCCCGAGAACGAGGAATCAGCGTCCCTTCTGATCCGCGTCGTCGATGGCTGCTACACGGCAGGCGGAAAAGCCCTTTTGCTGTGCGATCAGGACGGCAAATTCCTGCCTAACCAGGTAGGCGCTACGGTGAAGCAGGACGATGAGCGCACTGAAATCACGGTGACGTTCCTCGTGGACGGTGAAGGGGTGAGCTTCGCATGAGCAAGCAGTTCCCCGTCACCGGCCTTAAGGATGTGGACGCATACCTTTCGGCATTGCCCAAGAACATCCAGAAGAACGCCGTCCGATCAGGGCTCCGTCAGGGGGCGATCCAGATCGCGAGAGAGGCAGAGCAGCGCGCACCGGGCCGCATTGCCAATTCTATCAAGGTGGGGAGCGCACGGGCGAACGAGGACGGGACGATCTCGATCCGCGTCTACGTGGATGAGCGCAAGGGCACGATCGGTTTCGTCGGTTATTTCTTAGAATACGGTGTTGCGCCGCACCTGATCGCGCGGACCGGCGGGGGCGAAGGCCGCGTTGCCATCCGTAAGGCTAAGGAAGGCAAGGGTAAGATCAAGAGCCGCGTTATGAAAATCGGAGACCGCTACGTTTCCGGAATCATCAGCCATCCTGGACATGCCGCGCACCCTTTCATGCGCCCTGCGCTGGACGCGAAGGCAAAGCAGGCCATCGAGGCGTTCGCAGACCAGATCCAGAATTACATCTATGGCAAGACCGGGCTGATAACGCCCTATGTCGACGTGGGCGAGGCCGCCTGATGGACGGCGTTGCAGCCTTGCGCGCCGTCCTGGCCGCCAATGCCGATCTGGTCGCCATCGTGGCGCCCGAAAATATCAGTGCCGGCCCCCGTCCTGTCGGTATGCCGCTGCCGTCGGTCATGATTTCCCGCGTGTCTGCTAATGATCGCAACATCCCTTCACCCGGCACGACGCGGCATGTTCGCGAGCGGGTGCAGGTCACGGTGCTGGCCCGCAACTACCCGCAGCAGAAGGTCCTTCTGCGCGCGGTACGACATGCTGCTGCTGACCGCTCGGGCATCGAGGTGCCTGGCATCGCCAACATCACCATCCACACCGAATCTGCTGGGCCGGATTTCATGTCCGAAGACACATCCATCTGGATCGGGGTGCAGGATTTCATCCTAACCTACACGGAGACACGCTGATGATCGACGCCATCGCCACCCGGCGCACGACCCTGAACGGCAAGACCTATGAGAAGGGCGCCATCGTCCCCATGCCCGCGCAGCAGCTCGAAGACCTCAAACCGACCAAGCGGTTCACGGGCGCACCGGCGAAAAAGGTGACGTCCGGCAAGGCCGACGACACCAAATCGAGCGCCGCCGCCGACTGACACGAGATTGCCGATCCCGGCGATGTGATGCCCTGCCTTCGGCGGGGCTTTTTTATGGAGCAATGAAATGGCTGTAAGCACCAGCGCCGGGACGAAGTTCTCGGTTTCCGCCGCCGCGCCGGCTACCTACAACGAGGCGGGATATTCGGCCTTGGCCTTTACCGAGGTGGGCGAAGTCAGCGACCTGGGAGACCTGCCCGAGCGGGTCTACGAGGTCGTTTCGTGGCGCAACATTGCCAATCGCGGCGAGAGCAAGGCCAAGGGCGGTTATACCCTCGGGAGCCAGACGATCACTGTCGGCATCGACCCCGATGACGCGGGGCAGGATCTTATCGACACTTTGAGCCGCTCCGACGATCCGGCCTCCATCTCGTTCGAGCATCCCAAGCTGGGCACCATCTACGGCCGTGCGCTGGCGATGGGCGGCACCCGCAACTATGGCGACGTCAACACGATCGCCACCCGTCAGATCACGCTGGAATGGACCATCGTGAGCCAGGAGGAAGACGGCATCGTCTACGTTCCGGCGCCCTGACAACATCCTACAGCCCCTGAGCTTATGCCCTGCCTCTGGCGGGGTTTTTCATGTCCGGCCTGCCGTCAGGGCGGTGGGCCGGGCACCTTCCCTGAAAGGTTCAAGAATGCCTCTCGACATCACCACCAAGCGCGTTGCCGATGTCAGCGACCTGCCCGTCAAGAACGCGGACGGCTCGCCCATGATCGACCCGGACACCGGCAACCCCATCACTGCCGTCGTATTCGGCCCCGCCACCAAGGTCTGGCAGGCCGCCGATGGTCTGCGCCGGCGCAAGGGCATCAAGCGGTCGCGCGAAGCCAACGGCAAGTTCGAAGCTGCGCTTGATCACGAGGTGCCGGACACCATCGAATTTCTGTGCGCGATCACGAAGCGGTTCAACGGCATCGAGATCAGCGGCGTTCAGGGCGATGCCGACACCGTCCGCGCCGTCTACACCGATGCGAACCTCGGCTTCGTGCGTGACCACATGTTTGAAGATACCCGGAACTGGGAAAATTTTATGAAGGCCTCGCAGACGCCCTCGACCTCTGGGTTCGGCAACTCGCCTGGCTGAACGCTGCACCTGAAACCAAATCCACCGGCAAGGGAGCGCCTCCCGAGCCGGTGTCGAGGTTTGAGACCATGAAGGCGCAGGGTTGCGAGCCAGTCCTGCCCTTCAATCCCGCCCCGCACATTACCGACTGGCTTTTCGAAATCGGCCCGATGGCCGGTGAAGGCCCGATAGACTGGCAGGACATGGTCGCATGGTCGCAGCTGACTGGCATCGACCTTAATCCGTGGGAGGCGAGGACCCTGCGGCGGTTGTCCAAGGCTTTCGTCAACCAGCGGTGCGATGCGCGGAAAGCCAATTGCCCTGAGCCGCTCGTGCAAGCCGATGAGGTTGCCGTGCGCAAGAAGGTGGAAGGGCAGTTCGCGGCGATGGTGGCGGCGCTGGGACGTGAGACTCGTCAAAACCCTGACTGATCAGTAGCATCCAGCTTTTTGGGGTGGATTGGATGCTGAGAGTTGCAGCTGGTTTTCTTGCGGTAATGGCTCTCACCGCGTGCGGGGGGCAATATGAGGACGGCATTGACCGGTGCGAAGCTGATTTGATCAGCGGCCTGAAAGCGCCTTCAACCTACAAGCGGATCAACGCCCAAGCTATCCTCATAACCGAGGAAATCTCACGTAAGTCTAACGAGGAACTGCGGAAAATGGGCGTTCCGGAGGGTGAGATAGATGCGCGCGAGGGCGACTACCTCTCCGTTAATATCGAATATGACGCTTCGAATTCCTTCGGGGTTCCTCTGAGGGATACGCGCTTTTGCCGCTTCCCAATGACGAGCGGAAAACCAGACTACGATCATATGCTTAAGTAACTAGACCCGTTGCAGCAGCGTCTCCGATCATCGTCGATCTAAACGCATAATAATCTTCCAGGGCGGTTCTTCGGAGCCGCCCTTTTTCTATGAGGTAACGGCATGGCGGGCATTCAGGCGGGCGGTGGCAGCGCCGGGCGGTTGAACATCGAGCTGGTCGCGGAGATCGCGCGCCTGCAATCCGACCTCGATAGAGCGAAGCAGCTAGTCAACGCAGCGTCCGGAGACATGGCGAAGTCTGCACGGGCGGCCAATGATAATCTGGCGGCCATTGGACGCGGCGCAGGAGGCGGGTTGCAGCAGTTTTCGCGGGAAATCGCGGCGGTAAAAGCGCAGCTGGATCCGATGTACGCCGCGCAGCAGCGGTTCAACCAGCAAATGGACGTTCTGGATGACGCGCTCCGCGTAGGCGCGATCCGCCAGCATGAATATGCAGCTGCAACGGCTCAGGCTCGCTTAGCACTTCAAGAGCACGCGCAGGCCGTCATGCGAAACCAGGCGGTGCTGGAAGATGTCGGCGACGGTTTCAAGAAGTCATCCGGCAATGCCCGAAACTTCTCGCTCCAGATGAGCCAGGTAGGTCAGCAGGTTATGGCGGGCACCGGCGTGATCCAGGCGCTGGCGATCCAGCTCCCGGACATGACTGCCGGCATGCACGGAGCGCAGGAGGGCGCAGGACGCTTCGCTGCGTTCATGGGCGGCCCTTGGGGCATCGCCTTGACCACTGCAATCGGTCTCGCGGCGACATTTGCAATGACGTTGATTGAGGAAGGCGAATCTCTGGACGCCAATCTGGAGAAGCTGCGCAAGGATGCCGCGCAAACAGCAGCAACGGCGACCGCGAAGGCTGAGTTCGAGAAGACACTGGACGGCGTCATCGCCGCAATTCGCGAGCAAAGTGAGGCGCTTGATAAGTCGATCATAACTTCCCAGCAGGCGGAAATTCAAACCTACAACGAGGCCGTACAAAGGCGTAACAACACGGTTGAAATTCGAGAACAGACTGTTGCTCTTCTTGAACAGCAGAAGGTGCTTGCCGAAAACGCCAAATCTACGAACATATTTGCGGGCGGACCGGGCGGCGCGCAGTCCATCGTCGCCAACCAATATGCTGCGGAAGTAGAACGGGTCCAACGTGAGCTGGACAAGGCAAAGGCCGCCGTAGCCGACGCCGAGAAGAATGTCCGGAAGGCAGAAATCCCGCGCAATCAGCGGGCGGTGGCAGAGGCTATGGATGCGGCTGCGGCAGCTACCGGCCGCTATGAGCGCAACCTTGAGAAGTTGAACGCCCAGCGCATCAGTGGGGCGATCAGCCAGAAGCAGTATATCGCGCTCGACAGGGCTGCTCAGGAAACGCGCGACAAGGCGATCAAAGCCGCTCAGGACGCGGAGAAAAAGCACCGGCCCACATCCGACGAGCGCCGGGCGGAGCGGCTCGGCCGCGAGGCTGATGCGACGCAGGCGCTGATCGCGGGTCTCTACAAGTCCGCCGACGCCTATGCCGTCAGCACCGCTGCGGGCATCCGCGCGCGCGTCGAAGCCGAGGCGACCGCCAAGGGCATCAAGAAGCAGGCCGACGTGCAGTCGTATGTTGCTGCCGAGCTGCGCAGCTATGTGGCCGATCAGGTCACCGGGTCGGCCGAGGCGGTTGCCGCGATGAACGACCAGACCCGCGCGCAGGAGTTCGTGAACAAGGCCATCAGCAGCGGCGCTCTCGACGCCAGCAAGGCGTCCGAGGCGCTGGCCGACATGGCCGAGCAGCAGAAGCTCACGACGACCATGGCCGTCGCTGCCATGAACAAAGACGAGGAGGGTTACAAAGCGGCGAAGAAGGCGCTGAACGACCTGACGGAAGCTCAGCTCGCCAACAAGAAGGCGCGCAAGGCAACCGAGGACGCCATCCAGTCCGCGCAGATCAGCCGCGCGATCGAAGACATCCGAACCGAGACGAAGCTGACTTCGGACCTGGGCGCGGCTCGCCTGAAGGCGCTGCGCGGCCTGTCCGGCGCGGCGCTGGAAGACGAACTGGCCCGGATTGCGCTGGAACAGGAAAAGATCGCCATCCAGGTGCGCGCCGAGACCGAAGCCCGGCGCCTGCGCGACGCTGGCCTGACGAAATCGGCCGACTTGAGGATGCAGGAGGCGGAAGCCGCCAAGCAGCAGGCTGATGCTCGCTTCGAGATCGAGAAGCAGACCGTCGCGATCGATCGCTATAACGATCGCTTGCGCGACACCATCGACCTGCTGGGCGACCTCGGCAAGGTCGGTCAGGGCCTTGGCGCGCTGCTCGGCATCTTCACCGGCAATACAACCGGCATACGTGGCCCGCTCGGCGACCTGCTCAATACCAGCATGACCGGCAAGAACGACAAGGGCGAGGATATTGCCTCGTCCATCGGCGAGGAAATATCGAAGATCTTCAAGAAGGACGGCGCATTCGTGAAGGCCGTCGTCCCCGTGCTGCAAAACGCCGCGACGGGCATGGCCGCCAGCTCGGCCCTGTTCGGCAAGCAGTCTGCGTCCGAACAGGCCGGGTCTGCAATCGGCGGTGCCCTTGGCGGCAAGATCGCAGAGAAAGCGCTGACCAAGGGCATGAACGACCTCTTCAAGGGGTTGGGCGACTTCGCCGGTCCGCTTGGCTCGATGCTCGGCGGTGTGCTGGGCAGCGCGCTCGGCGGCGCGTTCACCAAGGTGAAGTGGGGCCGAGTCGATCTGTCGGCGGCGGGTGTGTCCGGCGCGTCCGGCAACAGCGGTTCCTCGCAGAAGGCCGCGCTGGCCGCTGGCAACAGCATCTATGGCGGCCTTGCCGATCTCGCCTCGCAGTTTGGCGGCACCATCGGCAACTTCGGGAACATCAGCGTCGGCGTTCGCCATGGTGATTACCGCGTCAATGCCGGGGGCACCTCGCTCAAGGTCAAGAAAGGCGCAGTCGACTTCAACGACGACGCCGAAGCGGCGGTCGCCTACGCCATGAAGCTGGCGATCGAGCGTGGCGCCATCAACGGCATCCGCGCGTCCACGAACAACCTGTTGAAGGCCGGGGACGATCTGTCGGCCCAGATCAACAAGGCTCTCAGCTTCGAGAACGTGTTCACCGAGTTGAAGACGTACCTCGATCCGGTCGGCGCCGAACTGGACACGATCGACAAGGAATTCGCCAACCTGCGCACCATCTTCGCCGAGGCAGGGGCCACGGCGGCGGAATATGCCCAGCTCGAACAGCTCCTGTCGATCAAGCGCCAGGAGGCGATGAACAAGGAAACGGATGCCCTCAACGACATCCGCTCGCGCATCGCGGAGGCTCAGGGCGACGAAGCCACCGCGACCGCCATCGCCCGCGCCAAGGAACTGCGCGACGCCACCAGTGACGCGCAGCGCGCGCTGCTCCAGCAGCTCTACGCGATCGAGGACGCCAACGCCGCGCAGGATAAGCTGACCGAGGCGCAGGAAGCCGCGGCCACCGCAGCCGAGCAGCTTCGCCAAGCATGGGAATCCGTCAGCGACAGCCTGGTGGACGAGGTGAACCGCATTCGCGGCCTCACCGGCGGCGACGATGCCGCCAGCTTCGCCACGCTGCAGGGCCGGTTCAACGAAGCAGTCCTTGCGGCGCGCGGCGGCGATCAGGAGGCGGCGGCCAAGCTGGCCGAACTCAGCCAGTCGCTGCTCGATGTCGCGGGCAACGTTGCCACGAGCCGCCAGGAACTGGAACGCATCAAGGCCGAGACGGCAGCGAGCCTGGAAGGCGTCATCGATGCGACCAAGGGCTATGCAGGCGGCAGCTCGTCCGCCTCGTCCGCGTCCGCCACGGCATCGACGGCGATCGATGCGGTCAGCTCGGCAACGGGCACGGCGTCGGCGAGCAGCAGCAACGATAACACCGCCGAGCTGCGAGCCATGCGCGCGGAGCAGGCCCAAATGCGGGCCGACTTGAACAACGGGCTGGCGGCAATCGCCAGTGGCGTGAACCGCTCTGCGCGGGTGTTGGAAGACGTGAGCGCGGAAGCTGACGGGCGGGCCATTGTCGTGTCGGGAGTTGCGAAGTGAGGGTAGTTCTCGACAGCGGCGAAGTTCTGGACCTCGGCGAGACCGAGGCCACGCCGACGATCGGCATCGTCGACTATAGCCGCCGGGTGACCGACGACTATGGCGTGACGACTGTCGTCGAGCGCGGCTTTGCGCGGCGCATGTCTGTGAATCTGGTCGTACCGTTCGACCAGACGGACGCGCTCCAGCGCAACCTTGCTGCCATTCGCGCCAAGCCCGCGCGCTGGATCGCCGATGAAGGCGTGGACTGGCTGGACTTCCGGGGGTTCTACAAGGACTTCGAGGTCAACCTGCCCGTCCCGCCGAAGGCCTATTGCACCCTGACGGTGGAGGCGCTGACCGCGACCGAGGCCTTCGCCGATCCCGGCGGAGATCCTGCACCGCTCGGCCATGCCTCCACGTTGCAGTTGCTCCAGCCTGCCACGATCGAGGGCGGTGCGCTGGTGGCGAGCACGGTACCGGAGAACGACTATCCGGAGTGGTCGGCGGGGACGACGTACCCGCTCGGCGCCCGCGTCATCAAGGCGGCGACGCACCGGATCTACGAAAGCGGCTCGATCGGCAACGTCGGCAACGATCCGACCGGCACGTCCGGCAAGTGGCAGGACATCGGCCCCACGAACCGGTGGGCGATGTTCGACCAGGCGCTTGGCTCGACCACCGAGGCGGCGGGCCAGATCACGGTGTCGCTCGCGCCGGGCGCGGCGAATGCGGTTACCCTGCTGGACGTGAAGGCGGCGACGGTGCGCGTCGTGACCACCGGCTATGACCGCACGCTTGCTCCCAATGCCAGCGGGACGGTCACCTTCCTCGACATGCCGGAGACGGCCGGGCAGGTCACGGTTGTGATCACCGGGCCGGGCAAGGTCGAGGTCGGCACGCTGCTGGTCGGCAAGCTGGTCGGCCTCGGCTCGACCACCGACGACGCCAAGGCTGGGATCACGGATTTCAGCCGCAAGGAAGCCGACGAGTTCGGCGAGATCCAGATCGTGGAGCGCGCCTGGGCCAAGCGCATGACGCTGCCCGCCAAGCTGCGCCGCGATGCCATCGATCTCGTCGCCGGGCGCATCGCCGCAGTGCGCGCGAAGCCCTCGCTGTGGATCGGCAAGGAGGGAATGGAGACCCTTACCGTCTACGGGTTCTTCAAGGACTTCTCGATTGCCGTTGACACAACGATCTGCACGTTATCCCTATCGATCGAGGGCCTGAGCACGGCGGGGAAGGTTGAGCCGCTAACCGCGAGCGTGGCCTGGCCTGACATCACCGATCCTGACGGCACCAAGCCTGCCGACAACGCGACCCGCAACGTCAACCGCGGCGAATGGGCGCTTGGCGTCGCATACGAGGTGGGCGATTTTCTCCAGTATGGCGGATCCTCGTATACGGTCATCACCGCCCACGTCTCCACGGCAGAGCTGCCGCCGCCGAACCAGTTCGTGTCGCTGCTTGCCTCGGCAGGGGAGCCGGGCGAACCGGGTGAGCCTGGCCAACCGGGAACGCCAGGGGCCCCAGGCACCCCCGGCGAGGCGGCAATCACGCCCTCGCTCACAGCGCCTGCGCGGCAGGTCTGGGCCTATGCCAATGGCGCCGTAAAGGGCTACAACGGCGCCAGCACTACGTTTGTCCTGAAGCAGGGCAGCGTGGACGTGTCCGCGAATTTCAACGTGGTGATCGCCTCCAATCCGAACGGCCTCCAAGTGTCGCTGTCAGGACGTACTGCCACGGTGGTCGGGGCGACTGCGAACGCGGGGGAGTTCGGCAACGTCAACGTCCTCAGTGCAACGCTTACGCTGCGCGCGACCGGCACGGGAGCGTTCACCGGCCGCAACTTCGACCTGACCTTCACGCTTGGCAAGCTCCTGGGCGGCTACGAGATCGTGGCGACCCTGCCGACGACGAACCTGTTCGAAGGCCGGATCGTCTACAACAGCACTGACGGCAAGCTCTACACCTACACCAACGGAGCCTGGAAGACAGGCGTCAACGCCTCGGACATTGCCGGTGACATCGTCGCGGACCAGTTTGCTCCGAACATCGAGCCTGTTTCGCTGGTGACGTCTGTGCCTTCGGTGAAGAGCACCAGCGTCATCTTCAACCAGACCGACGGCAAGACATACCGCTGGAACGGAAGCGCCTACGTCGCCACCGTGGCGGCGGCCGACATCGCCGGCGGCCTGACGGCTACGCAGTTCGCCTCCGGCATCGAGCCGGTCACGCTTGTGTCGGGCGCCTTGCCGACCACGCGCATCACCAACGTGATCACCTATGGCGGTAAGCTCTACCGCTGGAACGGCTCGGCATATGTCGCGACTACTGCCGCCGCCGATGTTACCGGAACGCTGACCAGCGCCCAGATCGCTTCTCTCGATGCGGCCAAGCTTGCTGGTCAGATCGTCGGCACCCAGATCACGGACGCTGCGATCTCGACCGCAAAGCTGGCGGCCGGTTCGGTAACCGCCGGGCAGATCGCGGCCGGATCAATCCTCGCGTCCAAGATGGCGATCACGGGCGAGAACCTTTGGCCCGACCCGCAGTGCCAGGACATCGACTGGTGGAAGGGACCGTCTCAGGGCGCGCTGACGTCGGCCTTCGGTTACGTGAACCCCGAAAACCCCAGCAACAGCCAGAGTGCGGGCTGGCAGTTTGTGCCATCCGGGCTGTCTGCGTTCTCCGATCGCGTTGGCGGTTCGAAGGGCATGTGGCAGCTCTGGTCGGGTAACAACAACGACCAGTTCACGTCCGGCGCGATTGCGCAGGTAGTCCCGCCCTCGATCTGGGCCAAGCCGAGCACGACCTACGAAATAGGCATCGGCTGCTTCAACTCGTCGAACAAGCCGGTCAATTTTACGGTGAACATGATCAACGCTGCGGGCGCGATCATCAACACCGTGACGCCGATCGTCTGGTCCGCTGGTGACGCCAGCACGCGGTATTACAAGGCCAAGATCAAGACGACTGCCGATACCGTCTCGATTCGCCTGTATTTCGAGGTGCCTGCTGGTGCAGCGTTCTCCGGTGCGGTGAACGTTGGCAACATCAGCGTCCGCGAGGCCGCTGGCGGCACCATGATCGTGGACGGCAGCATCACCGCCGGTCATATCGCTGCCGATACCATCACGGCGGCGCAGATCGCAGCGGGCGCCATCAGCACGTCGGAACTGGCCGCCGGGGCCGTGACCACCGCGAAACTGGCGGTCGTTCCAAACAACCTCATACCAGACCCCTACTTCGCCGACACCGTTTGGTGGACCGCGACGCGCCTGGACGCGGGCGGATGGTATTTCGAGGACAATAGCAACCCGGGTGGCGCCGCCCTTGGCATGGGCGTGCCGAAAATCCTGGTGCTCGGGCCGCAGAACAGCCTGCGCAAGCATTGCTGGTCGGCCAGTGTGCCATTCTCTGGTCAGGGCCAAGTCGTTCGGCTGCGAGCCATGGGGTCCAACTCCACGTCCGATCGCATGTATCTCACCGTCCGTTTCCGCGGCCCAGCTGGCGACCTCGGCGACCTCGGCATCAACTGGGAGCCGGGGGCAGGAACGAATATCCTGCGATCGGCGCAGATGGCTGTGCCGACCGGAACCACGCACTACCAGGTGATCGCCTTCAACGAGGGCAACACCAACACCAGCGGTTGGATGTGGGTCGGCGCACCTAAGCTGGACATCGCAGCGTCGGCCGACCTTCTGGTGGACGGCTCGATCACCGCCAGCAAGATTGCGGCCGACACAATCACTGCCGGGCAGATCGCAGCGGGCGCGATCTCCTCCTCCGAGATCGCCGCCGGAGCGGTCACGGCCGCGAAGATGACCGTGGCGGAATTCGAGAATCTGTTGCTCAATGGAGACCTTGCCTCCGGCAACCTGGACGGTTGGTCGCGCAACTACAACGGCGTGGATGGCATGATCATCCAATGCGAAGACGGCGGGATCGGCACCGGCTGGCCGTCTCGCTATGTTCTCCACATGCTGCGCAACGGCAGGACGGGGGTCAACGAACTCAGCATCACGAACGGCTTGGGCACCTGGGACAACAACGACAAGCGCTACGGCATCCCGGTAAGTCCTGGGGACGAGTTCGCTTTCGAAACCACCTGCTGGTGCTCTAACGGCGCAAACGTCCAGTTCGACATGATCATGTTGGACACCAGCGGCCAGCTTCAATGGATGGCCTGCGAGGCGGTGTATAACACCTATCTGAACAGCACCACCAATCTCGGCGCAACGCCTGGCGAGGGCTACGTCGTTCTCAAGGGCACGTTCAAAAATGTCAGCGGCAGGCAGGGACGGGCAAACGTCCGCTTCATGGGGCCAATCGCCTCGACGCCGAACGCGCACTGCTACTTCTGGAATAGCAAGATGCGCCGCCGGAACGCGGCCGAGCTGATCGTTGACGGGCAAGTCACCGCCAGCAAAATCGCTGCCGGTGCAGTCGTGACCGACCATCTCAGTGCTGGCGCGGTCACGGCGGCGAAGCTCGCAGTGACCGAGCTTTCGGCAATCACCGGCAATATCGGCCTGCTCCGCACTGCTACGAGTGGCCAGCGCACCGAAATCGATAACAACGGGGTTCGAAGCTACCACCCGAACGGCGCAATGGCCGGCCGCTTCGGGAACTGGTGAGATGTCGGGCGCTGGAGCCGAGTTCTTCTATCCCGACGGTCGCCTGAAACAGTCCCATACCGACTATGCCGGCGGCTTTTACGGATCCTTCGCGACAGGGGGCGCCGCGTCCGGATCCATTCAGGACGTCCGCCTTGTCGGCAAGCTGCTGCTCGCCTTTCCGCTCTACTCATCGGGTAATTTCGGCGGGCCCAACCTATCCCTGGACTCGAACACAGGCATCATTTCCTGGTCGTTTACAGCGTCTGCGACGAACGGCGCCTCTACCGGTGCCCCGCCGAACCAGACCATAATCTACGGAGGCTACTGATGCCCGCCGGCATGGAGACGACGACGCCGGACGGCCGCGTTCAGCTGACTACGGACATGATCTACTTCCGCCTGGAGCAAAAGATAGATCTGCCTGCTGACAGCAATGGCTGGGCGCAGTTCGGCACCGGCTCGGGGCAGCGCGACATCTTCGTGGCGGGGCTGACCGTAGCAGACGGCCCGTTGCTTGCCCTGGCTAGTCAGTCCTTCACCTGGGCGGAGATAGTTGGAACCTCGGGAGGCGGCATCACGTGGCGGGTCTACAGGTCCGGCACCAATGCCGTAACCTTGTACGTGTTCTCGCAGCGCCGCCCTCCTGTCAGCGCACACATGGCCGGGTGCGAGCTGTACGAGTACGCAGGGCCAATCGTCTATTCATCGGACTACCCGATCATTCGACCGCTGGGCATGCTCACCAATCCCGCGCCAGGCACCTATTCGGGCGTTAGCCTGGCCGGGCGAAGTGTAGCGCACGTGCCGATAAAGCAGGAGGTGACGAGCGCCGTCTCCTTCACCAGCGCAGGGATCGGCTCCTGCTACTACAGCAGTGTGCAAGGCTATCAGATCTACCGGCGGGACCAATGGTCGCGCGGCGGTGTGGTTGCTTGGGGCAATTCTGTGTCCGGCTCCGGCAACGCCTTTTTCCAGGATAGCGGCACCTTCCAATACCAGTGTGTGCCCTCCGCGAGCGCCATCCCCGCCAGCCAACAGGTGAGCAGCACCGGCGGTTGGCGCAGCATGATCATCGACGTCACCAACATCTAAGGAACCTGACCCATGTACATCATCCAGGACATTCCTGGCTCGACGCCGCTGTTCCACAAGATCGGCGCGGTCACCATCAACGGTCCCGCAATCATGGCGGCAATCGATACCGTCTCCGCTGAACCACAGCCGGTCCCCGGCGGCACCTCGACCACGTTCTACGGCGGGCGGAGCTACACCCTGCCGGAGGGCACGATTCCGGAGGAGAACGTCTCGCAGCGCGCCGTCAGCGAGTGGATGGTCTCGCCCGATGGTCCCTTCCCCGGCTCGGAGCTCTCCTCCGATTCAGACTTCATCTACGTTTCGAAGCGCGCGCTGCTCCTGGCCAAGGTCCGCAACCGGCGCGACCAGGTGCGCGACGGCGGTTGCCTCGTCGAGATCCAGGGTGGGACGTGTCGAGTGGAAACGGATGCCACGAGCCGGGTGAACATCTCGGGCTCGGTTGTCATGGCCATGCTCGCGCTTCAGGGCAGCGAGGACTTCGCCACCGATTGGCGCATGGCGGACAACTCCATCGTCGCCCTCGATGCCGCCGACATGATCCGGCTCGGCAAGACTGTCGCCACCTTCGTCGAAGCCGGTCAGCGCCGGAAGAATGAGCTGGATGCACTCATCGCCACGATCGCGCAGGGTGCGACCGAGGAAGAGATAGCCGACATCGAGGCTCAGGTCCTCGCCGATTGGCCCGAGTAACCACAGTGTAGCGGCGGGCCGATCCAGGCCGCCAACCGCCTCAGCAGCTTTGATCCCCACTGACAACCGCGCGGCTCGCCGCTGCGGGCGAAGGCTGCTGTCACCTTTCCACACCGCAACCAGCGAGACCGTCATGAACGATCCCCGCAAAGACACATTCGATGCCGTCCGCGCGATCACGCCGCCCGGCCTGTTCAACGATCCCGGCAATATCCTTGCCCTCAATAATCTCCTCGACGCTTTTGGAGCACAGCGCATGCCCGCGACCGATATCCCCGAAGAATACTGGCCCATGCTCTCCAAAATCGAGAGCGGCGACCGGCCTTACGTCAAGGCCGCCAGCTCCAGCGGGTCTGGCCTCTATCAGTTCCTGAAAGCGACGTGGATCGGCGAGGGCGGCAAGTGGGGCTCCGACATGCGCCTCGCGTTCGGCGGACTCAAGCCGTCCGCCGATGAGCAGCTGGCCCGCGTGAAAACCTTCACCGAGAAGAACGCGGCGTCGCTGCGCGGTAAGAAAATCGCGATCAACAAGGCATCGCTCTACGCCGCGCACTTCTTCGGCGCGGGCACCGCGGCGAAGGTCATTGCCGCCGACGTCAACGCCCGCGCCGATGAGATCGCGGGCGAGGCCGCCACCAAGGCAAACCCTTCGATCCTGAAGGGCAAGACCGTGGGTCAGTTCCTGATCTGGCTGCACGGCAAAACCGGCGAATGGGCTCGCTGAGCCAAACGGGGGCATAATGGAACACTTCTCGCTATCCGACTGGCTCACGTCGTTAGGCTATGCCCTGCTGTCCGCGATCGCTGGCGGCCTGGGTTACGTCATGCGTGAGAACGACAAGGGCAACAAGCTGAACGGGTGGCGGGCTCTTACCGAGATCGCAGCGTCCGGCCTTGTCGGCTTCCTCGTCATGCTTCTGTGCCGGGCCATGGAGGTAAATCCGCTGTGGACCGGATTCATCGTCGGCGTTTTCGGTTGGCTCGGTGCGAACGTCTCGATCCGTCTGCTCGAACGCATTGTCTACGAACGCCTCGGCATCAAGCTCCGCGCCAACACGGACAAGCGCGTCGAGGCGGCTAAGACTCAAGTGGAGGAACAGCTGTGAAATGGCTCTCGAAGCTCATCGCGCCCATCAAGTCCGAGCTACTTGCCATGGTGGGCGTGGTCGCCATCTGCGGCATCGGCGCGACGATCGCCGGATATTTGCACATCCAGCGCCAGAACGACCAGATCGCCACGCTGGACAAACGGAACGCCGATCTCGTCACCGCGAACAAGGGCTGGGCCAACCGCGTGGCGGAGCAGGACCGTCTGCGCGCCCAGGAGCAAAAGAACGTGCTGCTGCTCCAGGACAAGCTCGCCCTCATCGAACAGCAGAACACAGCCGCCGCGGCGCAGCTCAAACAATTGGAGGCCACCAATGCCGAGGTTAAGGAATATCTGTCTCGCCCTATCCCTGCTGACCTGCGCCGCTTGCTCGAAAAGAAGTGAGGTGGCCTCCGCCCCGCCCCCTCCTGCCTATCAGGGTATCCCGGCCGGTCTCATGGCGCGCTGCACCGTCAAGGATGTGCCGCTCGAGACCACGGCGGACATCGTCACGAGCCGCGGCATCTACAAGGAAGGGTTCGAGAAGTGCGCGGCCAAGGTCGACGCGATCCGTGCCCATGATGCCGAGGCGCGCGCCGGGCGCCCATCTCAATAGCAGATGCGGTCAAGCTCGGGATCACGGAGCCGGGGTATCTCGATGAAGTCGGCCGCCTGCTGCATCTTCTCCCGCAGGCGTTGAAGGATAGCTGGAAAAATGTCGACAAGCTGGAGGTAATCCTCCGTCGTCGCTCCTTCGCGATCCGCTTGCGAATGGCGGTGCACGGCAAGCGTGATGAGGTCATCGTCAGCGAGGGGAAGCGTGAATTGATCGGTAGCCAT